GCGGCGCTGGGCGACAAGGAGTTCGACTTCATCGTGCTGCCCTACACCGACACGGCCAGCCTGGACGCGATGAAGGCGTTCCTGGCCGCGCGCTGGAGCTGGGAGCGCATGCTGTATGGCGGCGCCTTCGCGGCGCTGCGGGGCACGCTGGGCGCGGCCACGACCTTCGGCCTGGCCCGCAACGATGCGCATGTCAGCGTCATGCCGTTCAACGGCAGCCCGACGCCGGCCGTGCTCTGGGCCGCGAACACCGCCGGCGCCTACGCCCAGAGCCTGCGCGCCGATCCCGGCCTGCCGCTGCACGGCCTGCCGCTCGATGTGCTGGCGCCGCCGATCGAGAGCCGGTTCGCGGCGGCCGAGCGCAACGTGCTGCTCTGGGACGGGCTCAGCACCTTCGCGGTCGCCGATGATGGCACGGTCACCACCGAGACCATCGTCACCACCTACCAGAAGAACGCGCTGGGGCAGCCCGACGACAGCTATCTGTATGTCGAGCGGCTCTACACGATCGCCTATGTGATCCGCGATCTGAAGCAGTTCATCACCAGCCGCTTTGGCCGGGCGAAGCTGGCCAGCGATGGCACTACGCCGCGCGCCGGCAGCCGCACGGTGACGCCGGGCGTGATCCGCGACGCCATCCTCGGCCGCTACCGGTTCCTGGAACGCAATGGCTACGTCCAGGAATACGAGCAGTTCGCCGCCAGCCTGGTGGTCCAGCGCAACGGCACCAACCGCTGCCGCGTCGACGCCCTGCTGCCCATCATCCCCATCGACCAGCTGCGGCAGCTCGCCGCGGTGGTCCAGCCCCGCAACGCGGGCGAGGAGTAAGCCATGTCGGGCAGCATGGGCCGCATTGGCGGCCGCGCCTGGATCTGGATCGACGGCATCCAGTTCGATCTCGTCTCGCAGCCGACCTGGGGCGTGGCGACGACGAAGAAGACCACGCTGAAGGGCATGGACGGCATCCACGGCTACAGCGAGGAGCCCATCCCAGGCTTTATCGCCGCCACCCTGCGCGACAGCGCCGGGATCTCGATCGCCGAGTTCGACGCCATGACCGACGTCTCCGTCAGCCTGCAGCTGGCCAATGGCAAGCGGGTGTCCGGCAGCAACATGGTCTGCGTCGACACGGTCGAGGTGGATTCCACCGAAGGCACCTTCTCGGTGCGCTTCGAGGGTGAGGACGTGACCGACCGATGAGCGATCTGAACGACGATTCCTCGATCGCCGAGGAGGTGATCTCCGACATCGCGCCGCTGCGGCTGCGCTTTAAGGCGATCGCCTACAACGGCACCGACTACGACAACCTGGTGCTGCGCGAACCGACCGCCGAGGACCTGATCAAGGCGGGCGAGAAGAAGCAGCCGCTGGAGCAGGCGGTGACGCTGATCCAGCACGTCACCGGCCTGCCGGTGATCGTGGTGCGCAAGCTGCCGCAGCGGGTGCTGGAACGCGCGGCGGAATATTTCGCGCCTTTTACGCCGCCCTCCCCGGAGAGCGCTGGCGCGGCCTGATCGCCGAGGTCACGCGCTTCTTTGGGTGGGGGCCGCGCGACGCGGAGAAGCTGCCGATCAGCGCGCTGCTCTGGTGGGCCGATGAAATGCGGCGTCTGGGTCCGTTGAGGGGAGGCAGCTGATGGCGACTGCGGTCAATGGCGGTGCGCTGAGCATGTCGCTGCGCGCGGTGGACGGCATCACTGCCCCCCTGGTGCGCATCAATGCCTCCGCCTTGCGGGTGCAGAACAGCTTCAGCCGCCTCGGCGACAATGTCGCCCGGGTCAGCGGCATGAACGCCCTGGCCGCCGGCGCCCGCAATGTGGCGCGCTCGATGGCGCAGATCGTGCCGCCGCTGGGCGCGCTGACCGCGGCTGGCTCGGTCGCCGGCGTGGTTCACCTGGCGTCGCGCTGGGCCAGTTTCGGCGTGCAGCTGGGGCACACCGCCTACCGGGTGCAGAGCAGCGTCGCCAGCCTGCTCACCCTGCAGGGCGCGGCGCGGCTGGCTGGCGTTTCGGCAGCCGACCTGTCCTCCGGCATGGAAGGGCTGGGCGATGCCCTGTCCGACGCCGTGGGCGGCCGCGACAGCACCGCCCTGCAGTACTTCACCATGCTGGGCATCGCCATGCGCGACGCCCGCGGCAATGCCCGCACGGCAGCCGAGGCGCTGCCGCAGGTGGCCGATGGCATCGCCCGCATCGGCGATCCCCGCCTGCAGGCGCGCGTCATGTCGGCGCTACGACTGCCGGCGTCGATGCTGCCCTTCCTGAAGAAGGGCTCGGCCGGCCTGCGCGAGTGGGAAGCCGATGCGCGCCGCTTTGGCCTGATCACCGAGCAGGGCGCCGAGGCGGCGCAGAAGTTCAACCTGGCGCAGACCCGCCTGCAGATGGCCGGCGAAGGCCTGGTGAACACCATCGCCCAGCGCCTGGCGCCGGTGATGACGCCGCTGCTGGATCGCTTCACCAACTGGATCGCCGCCAATCGCGAGCTGATCGGCCAGCGGGTCGAGGCGTTCGTCACCCGGATGGCCAGCGCGGTCGAGACCTTCGTCGCCGATGGCGGCCTGGAAGCCATCGGCAACAACCTGACCGCGATCGGCAGCGGCATCCATTCGGTCATCGAATGGATGGGCGGCTGGCAGAATGCCGCTATGGCGCTTGGCGCCGTGCTGACCCTGCAGCTGCTGACGCCGCTGACCGGCATCGTCGGCGCCCTGGCGGCGATCGGCGCCTTTAAGCCCGCCGGGTGGATTCTGCGGCTGCTGGGCGGCGGCAGCATGGCCGCCGGGGCGCTGACGGCGGGCGGCCTGTTCGCCGGCCACCAGGGCAACCGGCAGGCCCTGACCAGCGGCAATTACGAGGTGGACCCCAACACCGGCATGCTGGTGCCGACGCCGGGCCCCGGGCGGGCGTCCAGCCAGCCAGCCACGGAAGGCGCCGGCTGGGGCAAGCTGGGCGAGGTGATCGGCCGGCTGCTCACCCCAGGGCCCCGCAACCCGCAGAGCCAGCCGCGCTCCTACACGGGTGAGGAAGCCACGGCACGGCAGCGCCAGGCCTTCGACTACTTCCGCTCGCAGGGCTGGAGCGCGGCGCAGGCCAGCGGTCTGGTGGCCAACCTGCGGCACGAGAGCGGTGCTGGCCTGGACCACCAGGCGCGCGGCGACGGTGGCAAGGCCTACGGCATCGCGCAGTGGCACCCCGACCGGCAGCGCAATTTCCGCCTCTGGGCCGGCAAGTCGATCCAGGAGAGCACCCTGGAGGAGCAGCTGGCCTTCGTGCAGTTCGAGCTGACCCAGGGACAGGAGCGCGCCGCCGGCGCCGCCCTGCGCAATGCCCGCACCCCGGCCGAGGCCGCGGGCGTGGTGTCGCGTCAGTACGAGCGGCCGGCGAACCGGGAGGGCGAAGCCGCCGCCCGGGCGCAGACCGCCACATCGATGCTGCCGCGCCTGGCCGCACCGGCTGGCACGCCCGCCGCCTCCGGCACGCCGGCCGCGCCGCCGGCGCAGCGGGTCGACGTGCGGGTGCAGATGCAGGGCGCGCCGGCCGGCACCGTGGTCACCACCCGGTCGGCCGAGGGCGTGCGGGTCGAACGGCCGATGGCAGGAGCGTTCTGATGGCGTGGCGTGACGATCTGCGGCCCGCCTCCTGGCGAGGCATCGACTTCGGCGTGCTGACGGCCGATGGCCGCTTTGGCCGCCGCACCGTGGTGCACGAGTACGCCTATCGCGACGCCGTCTGGGTCGAGGATCTCGGGCGCGGCCCGCGCCGGCTGCAGCTGCTCGGCTTTCTGGTCGGCGATGACGTCGCCGCGCAGCAGGAAGCCATGATCGAGGCGGCCGAGCAGGCAGGCGCCGGCGAGCTGGTGCACCCGCAGCTGGGCCTGCTGCGGGTGACCCTGCTGGAGTTCGGCACCTCGGCGCGGCACGATCTCGGCCGCGTGGTCGAGCTGCACATGCTGTTCATCGAGGCCGGCGAGCGGCTGTTCCCGGCGGCCGGGCTGGCGACCGGCGACCTGCTGCGGCAGGCGGCCGACGCCGCCGGCGGCGCCTCGGGCGACAGCTTCCTGGCCTCGCTGGCCGACACCGCCTCGGGCGGGCTGAACGCGGTGCGGCAGGCGCAGAGCACGCTACGCGGCTGGACCTCGACGGCCAGCCGCCTGGTCGGCGACGCCACCAATACCCTCAACGCGGTGGGCGCGTTGGTGCCGGGGGTCGGCAACCGCTGGAGCCGGTACCTGACCGGCGCCCGCTCGCCGTTGGCGCGGCTGGGCTCGGCCAATGCCACGGTCGCCAGCCAGCTGTCCCGGCTCAGCCGGGCCCGGGCGGCGGTCACACAGGGAGCGCAGGACGTGCAAGATCTGGCGGAACGGCTGTGAGCGCCGGGAGCGACTTTGTCGCCGCCGTGCAGGCCCTGGCGGCCGCTGTGGCGGCCACGGCCGATGATCCGGCGGACCGTATCCGCCTGCTGGCCGCGCTGGCCCGGTACCGCCCGGACGAGACCACCGGCGAGGGCACGATCGGCGACGCCATGGCGACGATGCAGCACGCCGTGGCGGCGCTGTGCCGGCGCGCGGCACTCGTAGAAATGGCCCGCGCGGTCGCCGCCAGCACGCCGCCCTCCTATGACGAGGCCGTGGCGCTGCGGGATCTGGTCTGCGGCCTGCTGGATGCGGAGATCCTCGACGCGGGCGGCCGCGACGATGCGGCCGTGATGGCACTGCGGGCGCTAAAGACCGCCGTGGCAGCCGATCTGACCGCCCGGGGGGCAGCGGATCTGGCGGCGCTGCGGGAGGTGGCCACCGGCGCGGCGCTGCCGGCTCTGGTGCACGCCTATCGGCTGTACCAGGACCTCGGGCGCAGCGATGAATTAGCAGCCTACGCTGCGGCAGAAGACCCTGTATTTCTTCCGCTCAAATTCGAAGCTTTGGTTGATCTTAGGACTAAATAGGGATTGCGATCACAGCGAAACTGAGAATTAGCTCTATAGCTGACAACCGACCTTGCCAGATTAAACGGGTGAGTCTTTCAGAAGGATTCTCCCAGGAATTGGTGCAAGAAATTGCCCTACGTGCTCCCACGGGATGTACACGTCGACGTAGCCAAGAACATGCGGAAGACCTGAACTTGAGCTCAAGTTCAGCCGCATACCTGCCTCGTTGAATGTAAATTGGTCAAATAGGCTCCACCGATAAACGTCAACATAATGGGCTATATCAGAGGCTTTAATGTCGGGCCTCTGCTGACGCAGGTTCAGTGCTGTGTAATCACTAATGAATTTTAGTGCCTCAGATGAATGACCAAAAATATCGGATGCAGTAACAACACCCGCTTCAGGGCCTAAAATATTGATAGTTTCAAGCCCGTGATTGGGATGGGCTGCGCCAGAAAAGTAATTATAGTGCCCAACTATCAGAGACACCAACTCGCCTTTTCGGTAAGCTTCAGAGATGTGGAGCTCCCAGCTCGAACCAGAATCGCCGTGCCACTCGGAGATGTTTCTTCTGCCTTCATATAGTCCCCCGAGAGCAAGGGATGTAATTTTGGCATTTACAAAATCCCAATATTCTCCATGAAGGGCGTACTGAAGCCAGGTAACCTGTAAATTGCCTTCTTCTCGGCTTTCCGCAATTTCTCGGGGAATTATACCGCCTTCATCAGGCCTCGCGCCGGCGACTGTTAGTGAAGGTGGCGGCTCTATCCCATGGTTAACTGCGGCTCTAAGAAGACCCCCTGCCAACTTTTGTGACCAAAGAGGATCGAACTTATCGACATATTGGACTTGCGAGATCTCCGCAGGTAGCTCAACGTCTTCCAATCTTATAGGTAAGATATAGACACTTCCCAGTCGGCGATCACGCGCCGCTTCAAGGGCCTCGTTGATCTCACGCTGATATACGCCGTCGCGTTCGGTGGTCTGCGAAGCGCAGAGCAGTACAACCACGTCTGCGTTTTTCTGAGCTAAACGGCGTGCTCGATCCCAATTCTCGCCTACGACAAGGTTATCCTTATCAAACCAGCATTCGACTCCGACAGATCGGATGAATTGCTTGATTTCCCGAGCGATGTCGAGGTGCTCTGATGGGTAGCTAAGAAAAGCCTTCAACCTAGAAGGTGACTTAACATGGTTCATATGAGACGTGTGCCTAACTGATCACGATGATTATCGCCTACTACAATATCACCGTCTGTTCTAGGCCCGCATCGTATGGGGCAAGGTACTCGGTCTAGCTGAGAGCGGTCATCCCACCAGAAGACGCATATCTACTTCAGTGAACCGTCACATCGCTAACCTGCCTTGCCAGAGGAATTCCGTCCCCCATCTTGGAGTAAGCATATGTACGACGACGGCGAGCTGGTGCTGCTGGTCGATGGGCAGCGCCTGTCCGGCTGGCAGGAGATCCGCGTCAGCCGTGGCATCGAGCGCATCCCCTCCGATTTCGACATCAGCCTGACCGAGCGCTTCCCGGGCGAGCTGGACGCCGCGATCATCCGCGCTGGAACGCCGTGTCAGGTGCTGATCGGCGGCGACCTGGTGGTCACCGGCTATATCGACCGCTACGCGCCCGAGATCAGCCCCACCGCGCACAGCATCCGCGTCGTCGGCCGCGGCAAGTGCCAGGACCTGGTCGACTGTTCTGCTTATCTGCGTGGCGTGAATAATCAGGTCATGCAGGCCACCACGCGCGAGCTGGCCGAAAAGCTGGCCGCACTATTCGGCATCAGCGTCACCGCCCGCGATGGCGACGGCGAGATTGTGCCGCAGTTCAACGTCATCCTGACCGAGACCAGCTGGGACATCATCGAGCGCGCCGCCCGCCACTCCGCCATGTTGGCCTATGAGGGCGCGGACGGGAATCTGATCCTGTCGCGCGCCGGCACCGATCACATGGCCTCCGGCTTCCAGCAGGGCGGCAATGTCGAGCGCGCCCAGGCCACCTTCAGCGTCGACCAGCGCTTCAGCCTGTACGAGGTGGTGTGGCAGCCGCTGGAGGTGCTGGGCGATGTCAGCCGCGCCGCCGGCGCCGGCGACGCCGCCAATGTCCGCGCCCAGGTGGCCGACATCACGGTCGGCGCCGACACGCCCGGCACCGGCCGGCGCTTCCGGCCCAAGGTGCTGGTCTCCGACCAGGATCAGTTCGGCCAGGATATCGCCGAGCGCCGCGCGCTCTGGGAGCGCAACCGCCGCAACGGCCGCGGCCGCCAGGTCTTCGTGGTGGTCGACAGCTGGCGCGACGCCGCCGGCCGCCTCTGGGAGCCGAACGCCCGCGCCCCGGTGGAGATCCCGGCGCTGAAGGTCAGCGACGTCGAATGGGTCATCGCCGATGTGACCTATCTGCGCGGCGAGAACGGCACCCGGGCAGAGCTGCTGCTGATGCCGGCCGAGGCCTTCGACCCCGAGCCCATCGTCCTGCAGCCCTTCGACGCGCAGGTGCTGAACAGCCTGACGCCGGCGGCGCCGGCCAACCCGACAGGAACCCCGCCATGAGCAGCACGATCGACCGGCTGGCAGGCCGCCTGCTGTCGCTGATCGGCTTTGGCCGCATCACCGCGACTACGGCGCTGACCGGCAAGGGGCTGCGCCGGGCGCAGATCCGCTTCGACGACGCCGAGACGCGCGACGAGACCCCGCTGGTCGGCCAGTATGGCCTGTCGTCCCGGCCGCTGCCGGGCGCCGACGCCATTGTGGTGTTTGTCGCTGGCAACCGCGCCAAGGGCATCGTCATCGCCACGAATGATGCGCGGTACCAGCTGGATCTCGCCCCAGGTGAGGTGGCGCTGCATACCGACGAGGGCGACCACATCCATTTCCGCCGGGGTGGCGTGGCCTCGCTGCGGGCCGCCACACGGCTGGCGATCGACACCCCGCTGATCACCAGCACCGGCCGCATCGAGGCCGCCGGCGACGTCAAAGCCGGCAGCATCAGCCTGCAGGGCCACAAGCACGACCAGGTGCGCAGCGGCGGCGATATCTCCGGCCTGCCACAGCCGTGACCGGCGACATTGGCTTCGTCTGGAACAGCGACCTCTCCGGCGCTGACTGGACCCTGCTGCCCGGCGGCGATCTGCAGGCGGCGCCGCCGCTGGTCACCGCCGTCTACGTCTCGCTGTTCACCGATGCCCGGGCCCGCGACGACGACAAGCTGCCGGCTGACCAGAGCGACCGCCGCGGCTGGTGGGGCGACCTGCTGGATGACCAGCCGATCGGCTCCCGCCTCTGGCTGCTGCGCCGCGCCAAGCACGAGCGCGAGACGCTGCGGCTGGCGCAGGACTACATCCGCGAGGCGCTGCACTGGCTGGAGACGGACGGCATCGCCGCCCGCCTCGACATCGCCGCCGTCTGGCAGACCGCCTCGCGCATCGCCGCCACCATCGTCATCCACCGCGCCCAGGGCGGGCAGGACACCGTCACCGCCAGCTGGGCGTGGCAGGGAGCATAGCGCATGGCCTATCAGCGCCCGACACTGCGGACCCTGTTCGCGCAGGCCTCGGCCGACATGGCGGAGGCCACCGGCAATTTCGTCCTGCTGCGCACCTCGCCGCTGCGCATCATCGCCAAGGTCCTCGCCGGGCTGGTCGACGGCGTCTACGGCTATCTCGACTGGATCGCCCGCATGGCGGTGCCGGTCACCGCCTGCGGCGAGTTCCTGCGCGCCTGGGCGGCGCTGGTCGGCCTGTTCGAGAAGGACGCGACGGCCGCCAGCGGCTGGGTCGCCTTCTCCGGCACGCCCGGGTCCATCTTGCCCGAGGGCACACAGCTGGTGCGCGCCGCCGATGGCCTGCGCCTGGTCACCACCGCGCTGGCCACCGTGGCGGCCGATGGCATCCTGGTGGTGCCGGTGCAGGCGGTCGAGGCGGGCGCCGCCGGCAATACCGTGCTCGGCGCCGCCGTGGTCATCGCCTCGGCCGCCGCCGGCATCAACGCCGCCGGCAGCGTCTCCACCGCGATCGCCGGCGGCGCCGATGCCGAGGGCGAGGACGCGCTGCGCGACCGCATGCTCGATCGCTACCGCAACCAGCCGCAGGGCGGCGCCGCGGCCGACTACGTCACCTGGGCCCGCGCCGTCGCCGGCGTCACCCGCGCCTGGACCGCGCCCAACGGTGCCGGCGCCGGCACGGTGGTGGTCTACGTCATGCTCGACGCGGCGCAGGCGGCGCATGGCGGTTTCCCGCAGGGCCGCAACGGCGTCGCCACGGCGGAGCCACGCGACGTCGCCGCCACGGGCGACCAGCTGCGCGTGGCCGATGCGCTCTATCCGCAGCGGCCGGCCACCGCGCTGGTCTACGTGGCCGCCCCGACGCCGCAGCCGATCCACCTGGTGCTGACGGATCTCGACGAGGACAGCGCCGCCAACCGCGCCGCCATCCAGGCCGCGCTGCGCGGCATGCTCCTGCGGCTCGGCCAGCCCGGCGGCACGATCTACCCGAGCGACATTACCTCGGCGATCGGCACCGTCGCCGGCGTCACCCGCTTCTCGCTGACGGCGCCCGCCGCGCCGGTGGTGATGCCAGTGGGCGCCCTGCCGGTGCTCGGCAGCATCAACGACTGGGGCTGATCCATGCCGTCTCCGCTGTCCCGCACCGCCGCCGACTACCTGGCGGCGCTGAAGGCGCTGATGCCCTCCGGCATCGTCTGGCGCCGCGATACCGGCAGCTCGCAGGTGCGGGTCCTGCAGGGCGTGGCCACCACGGTGGCCCGGCTGCGCGGCCGCGCCGACCATCTGCTGACCGACGCCTTTCCGCCCACGGCGGTGGAGCTGCTGCCGGAATGGGAGGCGACGCTCGGCCTGCCGGATGCCTGTATCGGCGACGATCCGACCCTGCAGCAGCGTCAGGCCCGCGTCACCGCCCGGCTGGCGGCCACCGGTGGCCAGTCGGTGCCTTACGTCATCGCCTTCGCGGCCGACCTTGGCTACGCGATCACGGTGGAGGAGTTCGCGCCGGCGCGGGCCGATGCGCTCTGCGCCGACGAGCCGGTCTACGACGAGGCCTGGGCCCACACCTGGCGCGTGCATGCGCCCGAAACCACGCTGTTCGAGTTCGGCGCTGACGTCTCCTGCGCCGACGAACCGCTCGCGACCTGGGGCAATGCCGCGCTGCAATGCGCGCTGTCCCGCATCCGCCCCGCCCATACCGTCATCCAGTTCGCCTACGGGAGCTGATCCATGCAGCGCATCCAGGACCCCACCGCGGTCTCCGCCCTTCCCGCCGTGCCGGCCCTGACCGGCCCGGCCGGCTACTTCACCGGCGGCAACCCCACCGGCGGCATCCCGGCCACCCGCGTACGCGCCTGGTGGCTCAACATGATCCAGGAAGAGCTTCTGGGCATCGTCACCGCCGCCGGGCTGACCCCGAACGCCAGCAGCACCCAGGTGCGCGAGGCGCTGCGGGTGCTGTATGGCGGCTCCAACGAGTGGGTGAAGCGGGTGCTGACCGAGATCGGCATCACCCCCAACATCAACGACGACACCCAGCTGATGACCGCGCTGAACGCGCTGTTCATACGCCGCAGCGAGTTCACCAATGTCATGGGCTCACCCGGCTACATGCGGACACCCGGCGCGATGTTCCAGTGGGGCACCGCGGTCAGCACCTCCGGTGCCACGCCAGTGGTGTTTCCGGTGGCTTTCCCCACCGCGCCTCTTTCGGTGATCTGCACCGAGCAGAACGCCGAGGGCTGGGGCTTCCCGCCGGCACCGACGATCTACGGCGCGCACGGCGCCACCCGCAACGGCTTCAGCGCCTATGCCTGCCGCATCCAGACCAACGGCATCCCTGGCTACAGCGCCGGCCTGAGCTTCAACTGGATGGCGGTGGGATACTGAGCATGACGCAGAAATTCGCCCTCCTGCACGCGGACGGCACGGTGCAGGGCTTCCTCTCCGATGACCTGCACGAGATCCCCGCCGAGGCCGTGCCAATCTCCGACACCCTCTGGGCCGAGTGGATCGAGCACACCGCCACGCGCCGCTGGATCGATGGCCAACTGGTCGTCATCGAGGTGGCGCCGCCCGCGCCGGTACCGCCGATGATCACGCCGCGCGAGTTCCGCCTGCGCTTCACCCTGGCCGAGCGCGCGGCACTCACCCTGGCTGCCTCGCAGACGCTCCTGCAGGGCGATCCCAGCCTGCAGGTGTTCCTCGACGATCTCAGCGCCGCCCAGACCGTGGATCTCGCCCATCCCGAGATCCTCGCCGGCATGGACGCCATCGTGGCGGCCGATCTGATCAGCCGCGCCCGCGCCGACGAGATCCTGGCGCCCTAACACCCTTCCCTCACCGCCGAGCCCAGGACCACCGGACGCCGCCAGGCGCCCGGCGATCCGTGCTGGAGATCCCGCATGAGCGTGACCCTGCCGCCCGCCGTGCGGGCGTCGCTGGCCATCCAGGGCCGCGAGGACATCGTCTATCCGCGCTTCTGGTTGCGCCACGGCATCCGCGTGGTGCTGACCCTGACCGACGCCGCCACGGGCGCGCCGGTCACCGGCGCCGCCGGCGTGACCCTGCTGGTCGACCGGCCCACCAACGCTGACGACAGCTTCATCCCCCTGGCGGCGGCTGAGATCCACCCCGGCGTCTTCGCCTGGGATCTCTATCTCGACCAGCCCGGCGCCTGGCGCCTCGCCGCTGAGTCCGTCGCCCCCCGCTTTTCCGCCGATCGCCTCGCCTTCGACGTCATCGGCTGACGGAGACCCCCATGTCCGAGACCTTGCCGCTGGCCGCGGAAGATGGAGCGATCCTCTATCTGCCGCAGGGCGCTGTCGCGCGTGCGCAGTACATCGATAAGCTGGCGCAGACCGACCCGACCGACGACGCCAAGCTGACCGTGGTGGTCGGCGGCGTCGCCTACAACACCACCTGGGGCGCCCTGAAGGCGGCCAATCTGGAAGCCGTGCCGGAGCTGGCCATCGAGGCCATTGCCGGCGACGTGCAGGCCGTCGAGACCGCCCGCCAGCAGGTCGAGACCAATGCCGGCGCCGCCGCCAGTGCAGAGGAGGCCGCCCGTGCCGCCGCCGGCCTCGCCGTCAACGCGGCGACCGCCGTCACCGAGGCGACGGCCGGCGCGACCTTCGAGGATCTGGGCGATCTGGATAACGCCGAGTTCGCCGAGGCGCCGGATGGCCAGCGCACCCTGGTGCGCGGCGATCGCGATGGCTACCGCCAGCACCTGACGCTGCAGTTCCTGTTCGAGCAGCTGCTCAATGGCGGCCGCCTGCGCGATCCGCAGCAGACCGCCTATCTCGATCTGTCCGAAGGCCTGGCGCGCATCAATGACGGCCTGGTCGTCGGCGTGGATGAGCAGGGGCCCTACTTCTCCGGCAATGAGACCGGCCCGCGTCTGCGCCTGCTGGATGGTCGCCTGACCTATCCCGATGGCAGCTACGACGAGTGGATTGATATCGGCGACGGCTGGGTCTGGGTCGAGACCGATCAGGTCACCGGCAACATCATCGCCGGGCTGCGGACAGACGGCACCGAAGTGGGCGGCGGCGGCGGTTCCGCCATTGTCCTGGCGCCGGATCTGGTCAGCCGCATCGTCGGCTACGGCGACAGCATGACCGCCTTCAACTCCTTCGGCGCTGAAGGCAGCAGCACCGCCTTCTACCGCACGGATGGCCCGATCGCGTGGTTGGCCTTTCTCAGCTTCCAGCAGCTCCGCTTCCATCCGCGCGACAATTTCGGCGTGCCGGGCGACACCACCGAGCAGATGCTGGCGCGCATACCGCAGGTCCGGGCCAGCAAGGGCGACCTGGCCATCCTCCGCCCGGGCATGAACGACGCTGGCGGCGCCTTCACCCCGGAACAGTCGGCCGCCAACATCGCTGCCATGACCGACGCTTGCCTGCAGTCGGGCAAGCGCGTCGCCTATCTGCTGATCGGGCCGCAGGGCGAAAGCGCCTGGTCGGGCGGGCCGTCGCAGGTCGCGCGCCGCCTCCGCATCCAGGCCATCAACAAAGCCATGGTGGAGGCGGCCCGCAAGGATGACCGCCTGATCGTGCTGGACGCCTGCGCCGAGGCGACCGATCCCAGCACCGGCTTCTATCGCACCGGCTATTCGATGGACGGCACGCACGAATACCCGGCCGCCGCCTATGCCCGCGCCAAGGTGATGCATGCCCGCCTGAAGCACATCATCCGGCCGTCGCAGCAGGAATGGCGCGACCGCTTCGACGTCTACGACCCGCCCACCGTTGGCAAGACCACGGTGCTGAACCCGCTGGGCAACAAGCTGGCGAACGCGACCTTCGAGGGCGTGCCAACCAACATCACCAGCGGCATCTTCGCGGGCTCGCAGATCCCGCCCGGATGGACCGCCGCCCACACCAACGGCACGCTGACCGGCGGCACCGTCCGCTGGAGCATCGAGCCCTATACCGACGGCCGGCCGGGCAACCGGGTGGTGTTCACGGCCGAGAACGTGTCCGGGATCTCGAACGCCGCGATCTACTACCTGTACCAGGACCTGGCCATCATCGACCCGGCCCAGCTGCCCTATCCCACCGGGGTCTACGCCCCGGGCGAGACGCTGTGGCTGACCGAACACATCTGGGTCGGGCCCGGCGCCAGGGGCATGCAGCATTTCGGGGCGCGCGTGATCCAGACCACGGGTGAGCTGAGCAACAACGTCTACGCGCTGAGCAACCGCGACGCGGACTATCTGCTGCCCACCCTCGCCGAACCCATCGAGGGCCTGGACGCCACCTCGGAGCTGCTGGTGCTGCCAAGGGCGGCCACCGGCGCGCCCAGCATCCGCGTCATGCTCCGCGTTGGCATGGCTCTCACCACCCCCGGCGGCGCCAGCGGCATCGTCAAGCGCGGCCTCCCGGCCCTGCGCCCCGTCACCCCCATCTAGGAGCCGCGTTGATGGCCACTCTCACGCGCGTCACCCGCCTGCCGGGCATCGTCGCCAAGCCACAATACGGCACCATTCCGCTGGCGCCGCCCTCGGCGCCTGGCGCGGTGCGCAATCTGGCGGTCACCAGCATCACGCATAACGGTGCCACGGTGCTGTTCGATGCGCCGGCGACCGGCGGCGCGCCCACCGGCTGGCGCGCCCGGGTGGCCACCAGTCTGTCCGGCCCGTGGTCGGACGCCATCACCATCACCGCCTCCCCGGCCGTGGTGCCGCTAACGGCGCCGGAGACGACCTATCTGATCGAAGTGGCGGCGATCAACGTCACCGGCCAGGGGCCCTGGTCGGCGCCGGTCAGCGCCACCACGGCGCAGGCGCCGCAGCCGCCGCAGCCGCCGGGCACGGCCACCACGCTGGTGGCCAGCGCCATCCGCCGCACCGCCTTCGTCGCCAGCTGGAGCGACCCCGTGGGCGGCAGTGTGCCGACCTCGGCCGCCCTCCGCTACCGGGCGCAGGGCACGACCGCGTGGACCACGATGCCGGGCTTTGCCAAGGGCGCCACGCTGACCGCCCTGACCGCCGGCACGGCCTACGAGTGGCAGGTGCAGCTGGCGAACGACGCCGGCCCGGGCGCCTGGTCTGCGCTGGCCACGACCACCACCACGGCCGAGTTCGCCGTGCCGGCCGTCGCCAACCTCGCCGACTGGCGCAACATGATGGAGACCCCCGAGGCCGGCCGGAAGAATTGGGCCACGGGCGCCGCCTTCGAGATGGTGGGCAGCCCGGTGATGGAGGCCGGCGGCACCAAGGTCACCAGCTGGTCGGCCTACTACAAGGGCGTGCCGGAGCAGGCGACGCAGACCTACTACGTGGTCACCAGGTTCCTTGCTCCGATCACCGGCAGTGGCGATCGCCCGGTGGTGATCGGCTCCCGCGTGTCCAATGCGGAGATCGGCCTGACGATCTACACCGCAGGCACCTCCCCCGGCCCATCCTCGGTGCCGCTGCGGCTGTACGCCGGCTTTACCGATGGCACCTCCGCGGCCGCTGGCCCCCCTGGCGGGGTGTCGGTGGATCTCAGCCACCCGACCATCCTGCGCACGCAGTGCCGCTCCGGCACTGACGTGTCCTTCAGCGACATCAGCCACAACCTGATCGGCGCCCCGGTCAGCATCTCCACCAAGACGCGGCTGCTCTCCTCCGTGCAACCGATGCTCTACGGCAGCAACAGCGTCTCTGCCTATTCCGGCAGCTGCGTCCTCTACACGGTGGTGGTGGTCAACGGCGTGCCGACCACGGCCGAAGACGCCGCCATCGTCGCCGCCATCCGCGCCGAGATGGCCTACTGGAGCGTGGCGGAAGCCGCCGCGGCCTGACCGGCTCCCATCACCCCGCCGCCTCACGGCCATAACCTTTGACGTGGCTCCGGCCGCGAGGGACACGCCATGCCGATCTTTGATCCGCCGCCCAACCTGTCCGATCTGGCCTGGGCTCTCGCGGCCACGGCTGCCGGCCGGGTGACGCTGATGCTGCGCGCCGCGCGCGAGGCGACCACCTGGCGCAGCGCGTTGCGCACCCTGCTCTGGGAGCTGCCCATCACTGTCTCGCTCGGCCTGATCGGCTGGGCGCTAACCGACTGGCTCAGCCTGCAGGGCGGCGCCGCCTTCGTGCTGGCGGCGATGCTCGGGCGCTTTGGTCCCGACCGGCTGGAGCCGTTCTTTGAGAGCTTCCTGGCCCAGCTGGTGCGCAAGCCCTGAGCGCGCGTACCGCTGCGGCTTTCAGATCATCCTGACGGCAACGAATAACAAAAGGAAAATGAAGGCGATGGCAAGCAGTCCTCCCCAACTCGGGAGAAACTGTCCCATCGCCCAAAGCACAAGCCAGATAGCGGCACATCCGGCCACGACCAAAGACGTCGTGTTTACGACTCGAACGTACACCGGGTCCCTCTCGTCCGACATTTCACCTCGCGCCAAATATACCTGGAGCCTGACCTGCTCAACAGTTCGACGGTGTGCCTCTTTTGGCACCTTTCGGCGGGCGTAACGTAACTCGACAGTCGGCACAACCGCCCCGTCTTAGCTTAATAAAACCTTACAATCGGAGTATCCACGGATGGCCAAGGCCAGCACCGATCCCACGCGCTCGCGTGGCTATCGCAACCGCAACCCGGGCAACATTGACTGGAGCGCCGCCAATAAGTGGCAGGGCCAGCTCGGCAAGGAGACGGGTGTCGGCGCCCGCTTCGCCGTCTTCAGCAGCCACGAATATGGTATCCGCGCCCTGGCGCTGCTGCTGACCACCTATCAGGACCGGCACGGCCTGCGCAGCATCCGCCAGCTGATCAACCGCTGGGCGCCGTCGGTCGAGAACGTCACCTCCGCCTATGTCGGCCATGTCGCCACGCTGACCGGCCGCGACCCGGACGTGAATCTGGATCTGCACCGCTACGCGGATCTCCGCCCGCTGGTCGAAGCCATCATCACGCACGAGCTGGGCGGCCAGCCCTACAGCGCCGCGGTCATCGATGAGGGCCTGCGCCTGGCCGGTGTGAAGAAGCCCGCCGCCAGCCTGGCCGCCGCCGCCGGCACCACGGAGGGCAAGACGGCGCTGAGCTGGGCCAGCCTGGTCACCGCCGCCGGTGCCGCGGTGCCGGCCGTGGAGGCCGTCTCCGGCCTGCCGCAGTGGGTCGGTGTGGCGCTCGTGGTCTCGGTCGCCGCCGTGGTCCTGGCGGTGGTGCTGACCCGCCGGCAGGACCTGCCGGCGTGATCGCCACCTTCTGGGCGCGCGCCTCGGGCTGGCTGGCGGCCGTAGGCGCCGTCCTGGCGGCCCTGGCCGCCGCCTGGTGGGCCGGGCGGCGCGCCGGCACCACCAGCGCCCGCACCCGCGCGCTGGAAGACGAGATCCGAACCAGGGAGACCCGCGATGCGGTGGAGCGTGATGTGGCTCGCGTGCCTGACGCTGCTGGCCAGCTGCGCGAGCGGTGGAGCCGGGATTGATGCTTGCGGCGCCTGGCGCCCGATCCTGGTCAGCCGCGCCGATACCCTGACGGACGGCACGGCGCGGCAGATCCTGGCGCACAATGAGACCGGCGCCCAGCTCTGCGGTTGGTAGTTAGAAGGCCAAGATGGAGGCCGTGTGAGATTGCTGTCGCCGCGCAACCACCCTTCAGCCCCCTTATTGCGGCTCTAAATCGTCGGCGGCATAGTTTTGACGACGTAGTTCCTTCACGGAAAGCCGCATCATGCTCCGTCCTAGACTGCTGTTGTCGTGTCTGGTCGCTTCCGCCTGTCTGCTGTTCAGGCCCTCTCATCCATTCGCGCAGTCGATGTCGACCGAGGGCGACTTCGACCCTGTAGCGGTTGTCGACGGCATCGAGATCAGCCGTGCTGACTGTGCCAAACTTGAGGCCGACAATACGGCTATCTGGGTCGATGTTGGCGGCCGGACAGCCTGCATCCGCTACTACGCGGCAGGCCTGAAGCCCGCTCCCGCCTCCAACAGGGTGGGCGCCATTTGGATGAATGGAGATGTCCTCGGCCCAAATGGCAGGAACGCCGACAGACGGCAGAGCGGCTTCGGCCCCCAATACATGATCGAACTCGAACGACAGCTATCGAACCGCTTCGAGGTGCCTTCGATCTATCTCGGCCGTCCTGGAACCTACGGAAGCTCTGGAAAGCACTACACGACAAGAGGCCGCCCTATCGAGGCCCAGCTCATCAATGCGGCTCTGGACGGAATCAAAAGGCGCTACAGGATCCAAACCTACGCCCTCGGAGGCCACAGCGGCGGCGGAACGTTGGTCGCGGAAATGCTTGCGCGCCGCGATGATCTTCAGTGCGCGGTTATTTCCTCTGGGGCATCGGCCTATCGTGCGTATCTGGAGGCACGCGGCCTGCTTCGGCCTGGCGATACACCTTCCCGGTTCGATCCGTACGACTCTATCAACAGCGTGCCGGCGAGCCAGACGCGTCGGGTGTTTGTCATCGGTGATCCGCGCGAAACCAATGTTCATTTCTCAGCCCAGCAACTCTATTTCCGAGGCCTGAGAGAGCGAGGACATGCCGCATGGCTCATCCCTCTTGAGCGGGCGAGAGATAGCCGACACCACGATCTCGTGGATTTCGGAGAAACCGCTAACTTAATGTGCGCATCTGGAGAAAGCACCGACCGGATCATCGGAGCTTTAGTGAACCTTCCAGAGCCAGTGCCCCGTCGATCAAACTGATAGGTGCCGGTGACCATGCTCCTACGTCCGCGCTTTGAAAACCAGGGCAGCGGGGCGTCGCTGGCCAGTTGCGCGAGCGGTGGAGCCGGGATTGATGCCTGCGGCGCGTGGCGGCCGATCCTGGTCAGCCGTGCCGGCACCCTGACGGACGGCACAAGAGCCCTGGCGCACAACGAGCCCGGAAAGCAATTTGTACGGTTGATGGACGTGGTCAGCCCCACCTGCTCTTACGTCGTCCCACCCACCCACAGCAGGGGCAGCCGTAAAGCACATTGTGTCAGGCGCGTAAAACGCCCTAATATCAACGCTAAGATCAAGATTAACTTACAAAGAGCTAAATACAAATAAATTTTAGTGCGGCCCTCCTAAAAAAACCGCATTATTTAACTAGGGTGAAAATAGAATTAAAACGGAGCAGCCGACGTGCTAACGCCGGTCACTAGTCGTCGTCGTTGGTACAAACCTTCACAGTCGCTACCGCGGGGCGCAGGACTGACACTGGTTTCCGGTGTTGCTGCCATCGCAGCCTATTGCCTGGTCGCGGTCCTTGCATTGGGCCACCTCCACAAGAGAGCTGTTGACGACACGAAACTAGAGCTCCGTAATCTCGCCCTCGTTCTAGCCCGCTACACTGAAAATAGCCTGCAGTCGATCGAACTCCTGGAAGAAGGGGTCGTCGCTATGGTGGACGCACTCGCAATTGGTAGCGTTGAGCAGTTTAACGAACGAATTGCGCACTACCAGATCCATCAGGAGCTCCGAGCAAGAGCCCAGGCTCTGCCTGACGTTGAAGCGTTGTTCTTAACCAACGAAGTTGGCTTGACGATAGCTTCGACGCGAGCGTGGCCTCAAACGATCTTCTCAATCGCTGATCGTCCTCATTTTAGCGAACTTCGCAGCAACCCGTCCCTGCACAGCTATCTCGCACCAGCAGCCAGGAATTTCCAAACTGGCACGTGGAACATCTATCTTACCAGACGCCTCACCACTGCCGATGGAAGGTTCCTCGGCATCGCAGGCGCCGGTATAGGACTAGACCGGATGGAGAGCTTCCTTGCGCGCCTAGCTCTGGCCCCGGCAAGCGCTATCGGCATATGGCGCAAAGATGGCGTTTTGCTAGCCCGCTATCCTCAAGCCCCATCTGCTATTGGCCGACCTTCCATTCCCGGCACTGCGATGTTTTCGAATGTCCTTGCGACATCTGACAGCGCAACTATCGAGGGTGTCAGCAGGATCGACGGTAGTCACAGGATCACTGCGGTACAGGCGGTTAACGGCTATCCTGTAGCAATCACGGTCTCAAGAACAACCAAGGACGTCCTATCTTTGTGGCGCCGGCAGGTGACATTCGCAGCCGCCGGACTTCTTCTGGCGACTATCCTTGCTCTCAGCTTTGTTTTCCAAGGCATACGCCATCTTGCAAATCGGGACCTGCTTGAGAAGACCCATGTAAAAATGGGAATTCTTGAGGAACAGCGTCGAGCTGCAGCGAAGATCAATCATCTTGCTCACCACGACGCGCTTACAGGTTTGGCGAATCGCACCTTGTTTCAGACCAAGCTGGAGCAAGCCGTCGAGCAGACGAAGCAGGAGGGAACATGCGCGGTTCTTTTCCTGGACCTCGATCACTTCAAGGATGTGAACGACGCCTTTGGTCACTCCATTGGCGACAAGCTTCTGCAGGCCGTTAGCGAGAGGTTGAAAGCTCAAACACAGGCAGACGACACAATCGCGAGGCTCGGCGGCGACGAGTTTGCCATCGTTCATCTCTGCGTCAGCAGTCATAAAGGCAGCCACGAAGAACTGGCACACCGGGTCGTCGAGGCGCTCGCCGTACCCTTCGACCTTGACGGACATCAT